GGGCATGGCATCAGTGGCGCGATCATCACTGAGCCGATATAGACGGCGCAGCGCGACGTGTGCAAGCCTTGCTGGAGGCGGATGCAGCGACATGTGTAGAAATAATCCACTGTCGCGGGCGCTTTAATCGCTGGCAATTCCGGGCCTGGCGCATAAGCTGAGAGCGTTACCCTTGCGCCTTGATGGCGTATCAATCCACTGGCAATAAAAACAACCGCTGCCGCTTTAACGCGCTGGAGACGATCCAGCCTGCGGCAACCGGAGCTTCCCGTGGCGGGAGGTGTGGGCAACCGGGCGAGTAAGCAATACCGTTTTCGGTGAAACGTAAACCGATGGGCATGACCGCGTTTATGCGGCTTCCTGCAACTGGCAGAAATGCCGGCCAGGTTGGCCCTTCTGTTCTTTCACCGAATGCCGATTGCCCGGAGGATGCCATGTCAGGGTGGCGCGGGACACTGCGCGACGTGCTGCGACAGCACAACCGCAGCGTCCATGACGGCTCCAAGCGAGCCAACGATTCGACGATTCACGAACGCGCGCTGATCCTGACGCGGGCGTTTAAGCAACTGCGCGCGCTGGGGTTCAAACTTCAGGACGTTCATAACCTGCGCCCGAAGCATGTGGACGCGCTGATCACGCACTGGCTGGCAGAAGGTCATTCGCCGGCCACCATGCAAAAGTATATTTCCGTGCTGCGCGTATTCGCCGGCTGGATCGGCAAAGCCGGCATGATCGGGGATTCCGTGACGCTGGTCGCTGACCCGGCCATGGTTAAGCGTAACCGTGCGGCGCAGCATGACCACTCATGGGCCGGCCACGTGGACGTGGACGCCAAAATCGCCGAGATTACCGCAGTTGATCCGCGCATTGGTGTTCAGTTGGCCTTGCAGCGCGCCTTCGGGCTGAGACTTCGAGAAGCCTGCCTGCTGCGCCCGCATCTGGCCGACAATGGGACTTTCCTTGCGGTGAACTGGGGCACGAAGGGCAGCAGGGATCGGATCGTGCCGATAGACAGCATGGACAAGCGCGCGGTGCTGGACAGCGCTAAAGGGCTGGTGCGCTACAAGAGCGAATCGCTGGTGCCGGGTGACAAGACCTGGCCGCAGTGGCGGGCGCATGTGTATTACGTCCTGCGCAAGCACGGCGTGACGCGGGAAGAAGGCATCACCTCACACGGACTGCGGCACGAATACCTGAATGACCTCTACGAACAGCACGCTGGCGAGAAAAGCCCTGTGCGTGGCGGCGGCCGGATAGACCCCGAAGCGGAGAAGCTGGCCCGGCATGTGGTGGCGGAACATGCCGGGCATGGGCGGCCGGAGATTGCGTCGGCTTATATTGGCAGCCACAAGAAAAAGGATTGATGTTGTGCCCGTCCGGGCGATTGGCAGAGATGCCTAACTACTAGGAGAAGACCATGCTGTATCTGAAACTCATGTCGGGTCAAGACCTTCCTGATGGCAATCCTTCGCACAATTTTACGTTGTTGGAAATTCCTGACGGTGGCCGGATTGACTTTGAAGAAACTGAGATCGGATCTGTGCAGCCAGCCATCTATGCGCGCGTGACCTACGCGGATCAAACATCAAAGACCATTGAATTGACCGGGAATGCATACGTGCTGAATTCGCAGGGCAAGACGATTGCCAGTCGCGCAGCCTATTAACGCACTTCCACGATAGCTATCTTCCGTTCTGACTCGCCCGCTACTTCGGTGGCGGGTTTTTTATTGCCCACAAGGAGAAGAACAATGCAGCGCATGAGTTCGGTAAAACTGGCCCTGTCTGTGGCAGCCATCATGGCGAGCGTGCCTTTTGCATCAGCGCAGGCGCGGATTATGGGGCTGATGCAGGGCGCCGCGATCAAGAAGTCCGGCAAGGGCAAGCACCCCGGGTTCGTCCGTTCCTTTTGCTCCAATACGGAGCTGCGCAAGACCTACCGTGGCGGTAAATACATGCCGCACCAGGGCGAGCGTGAATGCGCGCGGCGCATGGCTGCGTTGTCATAAGTTACTAGAAATCCATAGCGCCAAACGTTACTGACTTATCACCCATGAAGAAAAACTACCCCGGCCGGCAGGCGTTTAACGTTAACCCGCGTCCCGGCGCCAAGCGTAATAGCTGGTGGCATCCGGCGAGCGCGACCTACTGGAAGAACCGTAGATAATCCATGACCGACAAACTCCGCATCGAATACCGGCGCGTCGATGCGCTGATCCCCTATGCGCGTAACAGCCGCACGCACTCCGACGGCCAGGTGGCGCAGATCGCCGCGAGCATTCGCGAGTTCGGATTCACGAATCCGGTTCTGGTCGATGGCGAGAACGGCATCATCGCCGGACATGGCCGCGTGCTTGCCGCCCGCAAGCTGGGGTTGGAGCAGGTGCCGGTGATCGAGCTGGCGCACCTCGACGAAGCGCAGCGGCGGGCCTATGTCATCGCGGACAACAAGCTGGCGCTGAATGCCGGGTGGAGCGATGAACTGCTCAAGATCGAGTTGGGCGCGTTGCAGGAAATGGATTTCGACCTGGATCTGCTTGGTTTCGATGGGTCAGAACTGGCGGAACTGCTGGCTGAACCCGAAGTGGAAGAACTGCCGCCTGGCGGCGAGGATTCCGTGCCGGAAGTGCAGGAAGAAGCCATCACACAGAAGGGCAACGTGTGGCTGCTTGGCAAGCACCGAATCCTGTGTGGTGACTGCCGCGACTTCAACGACGTGGCGAAGGTGCTGGACGGCCAGAAGATCAATGTAGCAGTGACCAGCCCGCCTTACGCATCGCAGCGAGAGTATGACCCGTCGAGCGGGTTCAATCCGATCCATCCAGACGAATTCTCGGATTGGTATCGGGATGTGGCAGCGAACATCATGGCGAACCTGGCCGACGATGGCAGCTATTTCATGAACATCAAGGAGCACGCAGAGGACGGCCAGCGCCATCTGTATGTGAAAGACCTCCTGATCGCCCATGTGCGCGAATGGGGTTGGTTGTGGATTGACGAATACGTGTGGCTGCGCGCAGGCATCCCGGGCGATGCGGAAATGATGGGCCGCTTCAAGAATGGGTGGGAGTCTGTGTTCTGGTTCGCTAAGGCAAGGAAACCAAAATTCAACCCGAAAGACGTTCGCCATCACTCAGACAGTGTATTCAGTTATGCAGATCAGGTGGCGGCAGGCGCAGGCATCAGCGCATCGAAGCAGGGGCGCTCTGACAACAAGAAGGTCGGCGGCCATGAAGGTCTTGCCTATCCATCTAATGTACTGGAACTGAAACAGAACGCTGAAGCGTTGGGCCATTCTGCTGCGTTCCCTGTTGCGCTACCTGACTTCTTCATCAAGGCCAACTCTGACGCTGGCGATGTTGTGTATGACCCGTTCATGGGCAGCGGCACAACGATGATAGCAGCCGAGAACGAAGGACGCGTTGCCTGCGGCACTGAACTGAGCCCGCGCTATGTCGATGTGATAGTGCGCCGATGGGAAAAACTGACCGGCAAGCAGGCCATGCTCGAAGGCGACGGGCGCACGTTCGATGAAATCGCCGCAGAGCGGAAATCCTGACCTCTGGAAATTACCCTATGCACGGAGACCGCCATGGGTGATGACAAGAATTGAACAGGTGAGGGCAACATGCCGAAACCAAAAATTGAGATCAACGCGGCGCAGGTCGAAGCGCTCGCAGCGCGCGGCCTGACCGAGCAGCAGATATGCGATTCGCTCGGTATCAGCCGCACGACGCTGCATGCCCGGCGCAGAGAAAACGCACAAATCGAACAGGCCATTACTAAGGGGCGGGCGCAGGGCATTGCTGTTGCCACGAACAAACTGTTCGAACTGATCAAGAATGGCCACCCGCCGAGCATCTACTTTTTCCTGAAGTGCAAGGGCGGCTGGAAGGAAACGCAGGTTCAGGAAATCACCGGAAAGGATGGCGGCCCGATCCAGACGCAGCACGCTGACCTGTCGGGACTGAGCGATGAAGAACTTAACCAGCTTGATACGCTCACCGGAAAACTTGACGGCGCTGCGGGCACAGATTCAGGCCGAAAAGAATAGGCGCGAGGCCGAACGTTGCCGCGCCTCGCTGGCGTATTTCATCCGGCAGGCGTGGCATGTGCTGGAGCCGGCGACGACGTTTGCCGACAACTGGCACATCGACGCCATTGCCGAGCACTTGCAGGCGGTAACGGCCGGCGAGATCCGGAAGCTGCTGATCAACATGCCGCCGCGTGGCATGAAGTCGCGGGGCGTGGCGGTGTTCTGGCCGACGTGGGAATGGGCGACCAAACCCCATACGCGCTGGCTGTTCGCGTCCTATGCGGCCGACCTGTCCACCCGCGACAGTCTGGCCTGCCGGCGGCTGATTGAATCGGCGTGGTATCAGTCGCTGTTCGGCGACGTGTTCAGGCTCACGTCCGACCAGAACGTGAAGTCGCGCTTCGAGAATGATAGAACAGGCATCCGTATCGCTACGTCCGTGGGGGCAGCGACGACCGGCGAAGGCGGCGACCGGCTGGTGATCGACGACCCGCACAACGTCAAGGACATTGCCGGCGATTCCGATGCCAAGCGCGAAGCGGCGCTGACATGGTACAAGGAAGCGTGGTCAACGCGGGGCAACGATCCCAAGACGGCGACCAAGGTCATCGTCATGCAGCGGCTGCACGAGCGCGACCTGTCCGGATTTGCGCTGGAAGAGGAGGGCGGCTTCGAACACCTGTGCCTGCCGATGCGCTACGAGCCGAAGCGGTTTGTCTTTCTCGACGGCCGCCGGCAGGAAGTCGAAACGTCATCGCTGGCCACTTCGATCGGCTTTACCGATCCGCGCACGACGGACGGCGAGCTGCTGCACCCCGACCGCTTTGGTGAGGAACAGGTAGCGGCGCTGGAAAAGGTGCTGGGTTCGTTCGGCGCTGCCGGGCAATTGCAGCAGCGGCCGTCGCCCAGGGGCGGCACGATCTTTAACCGCAACCACTGGCGCTTTTACCGGGCGCTGCCGACGCTGGATGAATACGTCATCAGCGTGGACTGCACCTTCAAGGATCTGGTGACTTCGGACTATGTGGCGATCCACGTCTGGGGGCGCAAGGGCGCTGACAAGTACCTGCTGCACCGCACCAAAGAACAATTAGGCTTTGCCGCCACCGTGCAGGCGGTCAGGGCCGTGTATGCCAAGTTCCCCAAAGCCGTCGCCGTCCTGATCGAGGACAAAGCCAACGGTTCCGCCGTCATTGAAACGTTGAAGTCGGAGATTGCCGGCGTGCTTGCCATTACCCCGCAGGGCGGTAAGGTGGCGCGGGCGTATGCCATGCAGCCGGAGCAGGAAGCCGGCAACATCTGGCTGCCCGATCCGAGCATTGACGCCGGCATTGAGGATTTTATCGGCGAGGCGAGCAGTTTCCCCAGCGTGCCGCATGACGACGAGACGGACGCCATGACGCAGGCCATTAACTGGTACCGCGTCCGCACCGGCAACCTGTGGATGATTGACTACTACCGCGAGCAGGTCGAGGACATGACCGGCAAATCGGCGCAGAACGGCCCGATGGCCCATGATGCGCTCGACTTTCTCAAGGCCAACCGATAGGCATAATTTATGGCTCAGCGTGAAAACATGGGGACGGATATTGCGCCCAGCGTCGTCCAGCGCGTCGTACAGGGCGTCAAATACGTGGTGGCGGGTGTCACCCCGGATTCATGGTTCGGCCCCAACCAGCCGCTGCAACCGGTGGCGCAGGATCAGGCGGCCGGCCGCGCCTTTGATTTTCCGGTTGGCTACAACACGCGCATTCAGCCGCGCCAGGAAGAGGCGGTTTCCTTCGGCCAACTGCGGGCGCTGGCCGATGGCTACGACCTTTTGCGCCTGATCATCGAGACGCGCAAGGAGCAGATCGAAGCCTACGAATGGGAAATTATCGCGGCCGATGAAAAGGATCACGGCCGGCTGGAAGCGGACGCCCGCGAGGTGCGCGACTTCCTGCTGAACCCCAGCTTTGAACACGACTGGTCGGAATGGCTGCGCATCTTTTGCGAGGACATGTTCGTGCTGGACGCGGTGGCGATCTACCCGCGCTATACCCGGGGCGGCAAGCTGTGCTCTCTGGATATTGTCGATGCCGCCACCATCAAGCGGGTGCTGGATGATTCCGGCCGCACACCGTTACCGCCCAGCCCGGCCTACCAGCAGATTTTAAAGGGCGTGCCGGCGGTGGATTACTCGTCGGATGAGCTGCTGTATTTCACCCGCAACCCGCGCTCCAACCGCGTCTATGGCTATGGCCCGGTGGAGCAGGTCATCATGACCGTGAACATCGCCATTCGGCGCCAAATGCATCAGTTGCAGTATTACACGGAAGGCAACGTGCCTGAGGCTATCGCCTCGGTGCCGGACAACTGGAGCATCGAGAACGTCAAGGCGTTCCAGCTCTATTGGGATGGCCTGCTGGAAGGCAACACCGGCGCCCGGCGGCATATGAAGTTCGTGCCGTTTGACGTCTCCAAGCTTAAGCCCCTGAAGGAACCGCAGCTCAAGGACGAGTACGACGAATGGCTGGCGCGGGTGATCTGCTTTGCCTTTTCCATCAGCTCGCAGCCGTTCATCAAGCAGATGAACCGCGCAACGGCGGAATCGGCGCAGGAAGCCGCACAGCAGGCCGGCATCATGCCGATGCTGACGTGGATCAAGCGGCGCATGGATTACATCATCCGCCGCTACATGGGCCGGCCGGATCTGCAATTCCGATGGAAGGTGCAGGAGTCCATCGACCCGGCGACGCAGGCCAACATCAACGTCGCCTACGTCAAGGCCGGCATTCTCGGCGTGGACGAAGTGCGCGAGACGATGGGGCGCGATCCGCTCGGCGTCGGGCCGATGATCTACACGGCGACTGGCGCCATTCCGTTCGATAACATTCTGGCCGATGTAACGCTGGACAGCGAGGAAAACGCGCCCAGCTCCGACACGCCGGACTACGAGAACGTCAACCCGTCGCCTACGAAGCCGAACACAAATGATCCGGGACAGGAAACCGACCCCGCCGCGGGCGGCAAACCGGCGGGAGGCGGCCAATGAACCTGCGCAAGTTGATGTTCCGGCCGCTGCGCAAGAATGCCGCCGTGGCGCGGATGCATCAACTCATGGACGCCCGGCTGAACGGCTTGACCGACCAGATCCATACCGCCTTGCAGGCCGTGGCGCAGACCGCTGCGGATGAAGTCCGCCGTTTCGGCAAGGCTGACCTGTCGCGGATGCTGAAAGACGACGGCACCGACGGCCAGACGGCCGGCCGCACGGTGGATCAACTGACGGCGATTCAGTTGCTCGATGCGCTGGACATGGGCGGCTTTGATGCCGTGGTGCAGGTCATCACCCCCGAAGCGCAGGCGGTGTTTTCCGACAGCGCGGCAGAAGGCGTTGAAGCGGTCGGCGCCACCGCGACGACGGATATCACCAACCAACTGGACGACGAAGCCGTGCAGTGGGCCAGGGCGCACGGCGCGGAACTGGTCGGCAAGCGGGTGCTGCCGGACGGTTCCATCATCGACAATCCGGATACGCGCTGGAACATTCTGGAATCGACGCGCGAGGCGATCAAGCAACTGGTGACGCAAGCGGTGACAGAGGGCTGGTCAACCGGCGAACTGGCGAAAAACATCATGGATGATGCGGCTTTCGCCAAAACGAGGGCGCAGACCATCGCGCGCACGGAGCTGGCCTTTGCGCATACGCAGGGCAACGTGGCCGGCTGGAAAGCGTCCGGGCTGAAAGTGCAGAAGCAGTCGGTGCTCGGTTCCGAGCATGACCGGGATGATGAGTGCGATGCCAACGCGGCCGCCGGGCCGCTGCCGCTGGATAAAGACTTCCCCAGCGGCGACCTGCTGCCGCCCTATCACCCCAACTGCGTCTGCGTCGTATCGCCCGTCTTACCCGATCCACAGAAGGCGGCCCTGACCGGGCTGCTGCGTAAAGGAGAAAGCCATGAAGCTGAAGTTCCCCGAGGGCGTCAGCCTGCATTACGACAGTGACGGCACCGCCTACAAGGCGCATGACTGCGCTGGCGTGCTGGACTTAGGCGACCGCAACCCGGCGCCTTTTTTTGCGGCCGGATTTAACGAAAGCATCGAGGCGGCGGATGAATCCGTGCAAGAAGCGGTGTCCGCCGATGTTGCGGTTGATACCGACGGCGATGCGGAGCAGGCCGATGCCGGCGATGCGCCCGCTGACGCGCAGTGATTCATTTACAGGAGATCGACACTATGTCGCAAAACGTTTTGTTTGCGCAAATTCAAAAGGTGGACGAAGCCAAGCGACTGGTGTATGGCCGTGCCACGCAGGAAGTCGTTGACCGCTCCGGCGAAATCTTCGACTACGCCTCGTCCAAGCCCAATTTCCAGAAATGGTCGAATGAGGCAGTGGAAGCCACCGACGGCAAGTCGCTCGGCAACGTCCGCGCCATGCATTCCAACGTCGCGGTCGGCAAGGTGACTGAGCTGAACTTCAACGACGACGAACACGCCATTGACGTGGTTGCGAAAGTCGTGGACGACAACGAATGGGACAAGGTGCTGGAAGGCGTCTATACCGGCTTCTCCATCGGCGGCAGCTACCAGAAGCGCTGGAAGGACGGCGACCAGACCCGTTACACCGCCGATCCGTCCGAAATCAGCCTGGTGGATCGCCCCTGCTGCCAGACGGCGACCTTCTTTGACGTGCAGAAGGCCGACGGTTCGCTGGCTTC